TTCGATCGTGCACACCGTCAAAACAGCCCCAGGGGGGTCAATTAGCATGGGAAGACCAGCAAAGAGCAAAGAGATCAAGGCTATCCAGGGCACACTTCGTCCTGATCGGGACCGGGTGCCAGAGAAGCGGGTGCTTGAGGATCAAGAGCTGCCTGATCCACAACTGAAACTGAATGAGAAGGGAAGAGAGCTCTTCCAGGCACTGTGCATCCACCTGAATGATGCCGGGGTGCTGTGGCAAGTTGATGCCATGATGCTCAGCATGTACTGCAAGAACTGGGCACTGCTCCAGGCGGTGTCTGATGAGATTGAGACTGCTGATGATCTGATCCAGGAATTTGATTCTGGAGTGTACCAGATCAGCCCAGCACTGACAGTCTTTGAGAAGCTGTCCAAGACAGTGATGAGCCTGGGATCCAAGCTGGGACTGAGCCCAGCTGACAGAGAGAAGCTGGCATCCTTTGCCAGGATCCAGAAGGAAGAGGCTGATCCATATGAAACCCTGAAGAAATCAAGTGGGTGACAGCATCAGAAGGATATATCCAAGAGGTCCTGAATGGGACCATCATCACAAATCAATGGATCAAGGCTGCCTGCCAGAGGCACCTGGATGATCTGGAGACAGGTGAGAAGCGCGGGCTGTACTTCGACCAGGAAGAGGGCCAGCGCTTTGTTGCATTCTTTGAGCGCTTCCTGCATCACAGCAAGGGCAAGTGGGCAGGTGATCCATTCACCCTTCTTCCCTGGCAGCAGTTCATGATCTCCAGTCTGTTTGGCTGGAAGAGATCTGATGGCACCAGGAGATTCAGAACCCTGTTCTGCGCAGTGGGCAGGAAGAATGGGAAGAGTGCAACCTGTTCAGGCCTGGGACTGGCCATGCTGGACTTTGACCAGGAGCCAGCTGCAGAGGTGTACTTCTCTGCAACCAAGAGAGACCAGGCCAGGATCTGCCATGTGGAAGCTGAGCGGATGGTGAAGGCATCACCTCATCTGAAGAAGAGGATTGGGATCCACAGAAACAATCTCCATGTGAAGGCCACTGGCAGCAAGGCAGAGCCATTGAGCTCAGAAGCCAGGAGCCTGGATGGACTCTCACCACACTGTGCCATCATTGATGAATACCATGCGCATAAGGATGCTGAGATCTTCCATGTCCTGAAGTCAGCAACAGGTGCCAGGGCTCAGCCACTGCTGGCCATAGTGACCACAGCTGGCTGGAACATTGATGGCCCATGCTTCCACTTCCAGAAGACCTGCCAGGATGTGCTCCAGGGGATCAAGGATGATGATTCACTTCTGCCCTTGATCTACTGCCTGGATGAAGAAGATGATTGGAAGGATCAGAGCACCTGGATCAAAGCCAACCCTTCCCTGGGTGAAAGCATCTCGATGGATTACCTGGTGGAGCAGTACACCCAGGCCACCAACTATGGAAGCACCGAGGAGGCCAACTTCAGGACCAAGCACCTGAATGAATGGGTGAGCAGCTCTGATGTCTGGATCAAGGATGAAGAATGGATGGCCAGCGGATCTGATCCCATTGAAGTGGATGAGAAGAGCCTGACCTGGTATGGAGGATTGGACCTGGCTGCAGTGAGTGACTTCTGCTGCCTGGTGCTCGTGGCTCCACTACCAGATGATCGCCTGCTAACGCGCCGGTTCTACTGGTTGCCAGAATCAGCTTGGGAGCGCCGCATGGATCGAGAGGACAGCAGCGTGCATATGAATATGATCGAGCTGCCTTACTTCCATCTCACGCCAGGAAACGTAGCGGATTACAGCCACCTGCGAAAAACGATCAGCGGGTACTACGTCCAGGACGGCGTAGTGCGCCACGATGAGAGTTGCCTGATGGACCAGTACAACATTGCCAGTATCAGCTATGATCGCTGGAATGCATCTACCCTCGTAAGCCAACTCACAGGCGATGGCGTTATGATGGTGCCTATTGGAATGGGGTACGCCAGCCAATCGGCTCCACTCAGAGAGCTTGAGCGCATGGTGCTGGAGAAGCAGTTGATCCACGAAGGTGATCCAGTGCTGAGGTGGATGGTACGCAACGTGATGATCACCCGTGATCCTGCAGGCAACCAGAAACTGGATAAGGCCAGGAGTGGAGATAAGATCGATGGTGTGATGGCACTGAACTGTGCGGTGGCAGAATGGATGACCAGAACAGCAGCCGACCCCGATGAGATTCCAGATGACTACATGATCAGAACACTATGAGCTTCAATCCAGATGATCCTACCATAAAGCTGATGCGTAAGCTCTCCACCAGGGAGGGCTTCATCGATGAGGTGTATCAGCGCCTACCAGCCCACCGAACCATAGTGGACGCTTACTGGGATGTGGAGTATGATCACATGACCTTCTTCAACAGGCACAGGTACAGTGGCCACGACAGCTTTAAGACGGTGCTCAGTAAGGCGAGAAAGAAGCGGTTTAGTCCTTGAGACAGCGCACGGAAAAACCATATTGTAAAGGGCAGGCGCCTTGGTTGGTGGTTGGATCGTCAAAGACCAAGTCCCAGTAGTAGGCGTAGTCGGCAACGTTTCCATGCGAAGAGGAGCTCCACCAGTAGCCGTAAGCCCCGGCGGCACCGCTGAAGTTGCCACCGGAGTAACGGACGCCTCCCGGAGGCGCCGAAAAACCAAAATCATCGGTCCCGTTACCACCATTGTACCAACCTGTAAGCGACTTTAAGGCTGTTCCGTATGTTCCACTGAAGCCTTGTCCAATGCTGTAATTCTTCAGATCGAGCCACTCTCCGTCGGTCGGAACATGCCAGCCCGCAGGACACAAACCACGCGCGTCATCCACAGCATACCAATTGTACAAGCGGCCATACTCCGCCAAGGACTGCGCCTCATCGCAGGCATCGATGTCAGGACTGCTGTTGTCGCAATCGCTGCTGCCTTCGCCGTACACCGCTGTGGCACCCGAAGTGGTCGACGCCCACTCGCCGCTCGTCAAGCCCGCAGGAATAACATCACCGTTGAGGTAAGTCGACGTCCGAAGGTTCTCCGCAAACCAGCATTGGCCAACAATTTCCACGGCTTCGTATGTGTAGCCATCGAATGTTGGCCCAAAGCATGAGAGGTAAGAGCAGGAGCCGCCTTCTTCTGCATAGGGGTCAAAGTTTTCCGCCAAAGGGTCGGTGCATCCCGGATTCTCGCAGACCAGGTGAAGCAAGGTGTCCACATTGAGCTCGTAGGTCAGCCATTCGTCGATGGCTTCCACGTAGATGCTGTCATAGGTGATGATGATGGTGTCGATGGCGAGCACCTGTGGGCCCGGGCCATTGCACACACCGCAAGTGTCGTAGGCCCCAACGCAGTCGTCTTGGCTATCCCAGATCCCGTCCTGGTCGAGGTCGGAGTCGCCAAAGCGGGCAAGCAGGTCGATCAAATCACCGATGCCGACAATGTTGTCTCCATTGTTGTCAAAGGGTGTGCAGGCTGTTTCCTGTGCGGATAACGCAGCAGGAGCCAGAAGTAGCAGGGCAAGTAGTAGACGTTGCACACCCCAATTTAGGGAGATTCAAGAGCGGTGTCAACTGCAGTTTGCTGTCGTGAGCGAGTACCGGGTGCACCTGCGGCGGTGATTAGTCCTGAACACAGCGAGCCGACAGGCCTTGTGTAAAAGGCCTTTCAGTTGATTCGAAGCTGTCGTCACTTCTCCTTAATGTCCAGCTCACATTCTCTTGCAAGCCCGCCGTGGTAGATGACCACCAGTGGCCAGATGACCCATAGGACCCGCCATCAGGGTCAATTAATCCAATCATGCCCCCTCGAAAACCTGTCCTTGGTAGTTCCCACGTTAATTCGATAGGACTTGGGCTCGAAAAAAACGGATCTCCGAGCAATTTCAAAGCAAGGCCAGGATTGTCCTCATAGCCAAGCTCGGTAGCATGATTCCGAAGCGCTTCGAATTCCGCGTCAGACGGCACATGCCAACCCGAAGGACAGAGATTTCGATCATCAATGACGGCCCATCCATTGTAGTGTAGGCCGTAGCGGTCAAGTACTCCTTCCGGATCATTGCAAGGGTCCCACCAAAATCCAGAGAGGCCAAGTAGGGCATCGATTTGACATGGCACAAAATCAATGTCTCCATAGCCCCACAATCGAAGGTGTGGATTTGTGTGATTTGGTTCCGTCCACTCTTCTTGAGTGGCCTCGGTTATCTGATCTCCATTGCGAAATCTTGTTGTTCTCAGGTTCTCCGCAAACCAACAATCATTGCCTATCTGAACAACCATGTAACTGTGGCCGTCAAAGTCAACCGATGTGGTTCCATCTGAGCAAGAGAATGTCGGAGGGTAGATGCAATCGCCATTATCTACAGTTGCATTGGGTTCGAAATTCTGGGCTGTGGGATCGGTGCATCCGAGATAGTCGCAACTACCGTCGTCTATGACAGCTTCGGAATCAAAATTCAAGGCTCCTTGGTCTGTGCAGCCTTCTTCTTGTTGGCAGCTGACCAGAAGTAAGCAGACAGCGGCAAGGATTGTTGGAATGCGCATGTCAGCAAGTTAGCCAACGCAGAGAGTTGCCAGGGTTTACCAGGAACGGGATCCCCCCTGGGGATTTTCGCGGCCATGAGTATCATCAGCCGGATCCTCGGCAACCCATCCAAAAAGACCAAGCAGGAGAGTGAACAGCGGGGGCAATTTGTAGCCCCTTCAAGGTTTGCAGCCTTCCTGGGGCTGGGCACCA